GGTCGAGAAGATACTCGGGAAGGAATACGCGACGATCTACGTGAACGAGAGTTCGCAGGTTTCGTTTGATACGATCAACGTCCTCCGGACCCGTCTCGCCCAGAAGGTGAAGCGGTCGACAGGAGGCCATCTCCCATTGAAGGCGTATTACGATCTCAACCCGGTGGGTCGTCGCCACTGGTCATACCTCGAGTTCGTCGCAGGCGTTCGACCCGAGACCGGAGACATCAATCGCAACTTCAAAGGGGCGTTCCTCCAGATGAACCCGGTGGACAACCCAAACCTCCCCGAGGAATACCTCGAGGAGCTACAGAACTTGCCAGAGAGAGCCAAACAGAGATTTCTTGAGGGTAACTACCTCAGCGAGGTTCCTGGCACTCTGTGGCCAATAGAGAGCCTCGCGTCCACGAGAGTATCAGAGGTCCCTGAGCTGCGACGGATCGTCGTTGCGATCGATCCCTCCGGATCCAACGGGGTGGGCGGAGATGCCCAAGGGATAATCGTGGCAGGGAAGGGCGTGAACGGAGAGGCTTACGTCCTCGAGGACCTGTCCTGTCGCCTGTCGCCTTCCGGTTGGGCGCGAAGGGCGGTCGAGGCGTATCACCGCTGGGGAGCGGATTGCATCATTGCGGAGACCAACTTTGGGGGAGCCATGGTCGAGAGCTTGATCCGCTCCGAGGACCCTCTCGTGAAGTTCAAACCAGTCCACGCCTCGAGAGGGAAGCACATCCGCGCGGAGCCTGTTGCGGCCCTTTACGAGCCGAACGAGAAGCACGGACCAAGAGCACACCACGTTGGGACTTTCGCGGATCTGGAAGATCAGCTATCGTCCTTCACGACAGAAGGCTACCAAGGCGCAGGGTCACCAGACCGGGCTGATGCGCTCGTTTGGGCATTAACTGAGCTCATGCTGGGGGATACACCCGCTGCGGGGATGCTCGTCAAGAAGAGGTATAGGGCCGCATGAACGTAAGACTGAACAATGCGCAGATGCGAGCTGCCAAGCTCCTGTCCAACAGCGCAAACCCATTCTCGACGACGACGCGCTCGAGTTGGTGGGGCGGGGCCTTCTCCGGAGGCACCAACAGCAAGCACAACCTGTTCTATGACTTCGGCTATCCGGCCCACGGAGAACTGGTCTTTGAGCACTTTTACGCGATGTATCGTCGCAATGGGGTTGCGAAAGCCTTGATCGAGAAGACGGCCTCGAAGACGTGGCAATCGATCCCGTTCCTCCTCGAGATGGAAGAGGCGCACGAGGAGACGTCCGACGAGGCCGCTATTCGGCAACGTTTTGCGGACATCCGCTTCTGGCAGAACCTCCAAGAGGCCGATCGTCGATCGATGGTCGGGAAGTACGCAGGGATCATCTTCCAGCTCTCCGACGGCAAGCCTTATCGTGAGCCTGTCGAGGGGACAGTCCCCGGAGGTCTCGACGGGATCATCTCGGTTCTTCCGGCTTGGGAGGGGCAGCTCGAGCCAAGCTCGTGGGACATGGACCCCTCGTCCCCCTTCTACGGACAGCCGTCAATGTTCCGGTTCAACGAAAGCTCCGTCGATCCCGAGAATGGCAAGGTGCTCAGTTTCGAGGTCCATCCCGATCGCTGTTTCGTATGGAGCAAGGACGGATCGACTTGGGGAGAGGGCAAGCTCGAGCCGTGCTACAACGCGCTAATGGACATGGAGAAGATACGAGGGGCAGGCGGAGAGGGCTTCTGGAAGAACGCCAAAAGCCAACCGATCCTCTCCGCCTCCTCCGATGTCGACTTCAACCAGCTTGCCTCCATGCTGGGGACTGATTTGTCGGGGCTTCCGGATGCTCTCGACGAGGTCGTGGCGAAGTGGACGAAGGGCTTCGACGAAAGCATGCTGTTGCAAGGCATGGAAGCCTCGACACTGTCGGTAAGCCTACCCAATCCTGCTGATTTCTTCAACATCGCAATCCAAGAGGTCGCAGCATCTTGGCCAATACCGCAAAAGGTCCTCGTTGGGATGCAAACAGGAGAGCGCGCCTCGACGGAGGATGCTCGAGAGTGGGCCCAAACCAACATGAGCCGTCGAGAGTTCCTCGTGATCCCAAATATAATGGACATTGTGCGGAGGTTCGAGGCTTGGGGCATCTTGCCGGAGCGCGATTGGTATCTATCTTGGGGCGATCTTACCGCTCCGACGATCGAGGAGAAGGCATCTCTCGCGGACAAGATGGCGAGCGTGAACCAACGCATGTTCGCGACAGGGGACGTCGTCTTCACAGACAATGAGCTGCGAGAGGTGATGGGGTACGACCCGTTCGACGAGGCTGGCCTCCGGGAGCCACCCGAGGACGAAGAGGGCGAGATCGAGGATTGATGATGAGGCTCGATGGGGCGATCGGAGGCACTTCGTGAAGTCGCCAATGATCCCGAGACATCCGACGAACCCAATCGGACAGGTCCGACGGATCGAGGCGGCACGTCGTGCCGTCTTCCGAGACATCAATCGGGCAACGGAGGTGGCCCTCGAGACGGTTGCGAGCTGGAGGACGGTGAAGACCAACCGGACGATCGGCAATCGTGCTTATTACGAGTATCAGGTCGACGAGTACACGATCTCCGCCCTCACCCTCGCGATCGAGACCGTCCTTGCCGGTGGCGGTGGACCCGAAGCAGTCCGTATTGAATGATACGGCGCCCACCGAGAGGGCGTTGGCAAGGCAGCGGAAAACCTCTTCGGGCTTCTCGACGGCTCTCCGGGGGATGTCGCGAGCCGTCTCCGAGACGCGAAGACGCTCCGGAACGCAGTGATCGCAGGATCGAGGGCCTTTGAGGAGATGCAAGGCTTCTCCGGGCAGACAGCTAAGGACCTAGGGCAAGTCCTATTCCGCGCGATCCAAGACGGAGAGAACCCGAAGCAGACAGCGAAGACGATCCGAGAGCGGTTCGGCGTATCGAAGAGCCGTGCGGAGAGGATCGCACGAACGGAGATCACCGGGGCGCTGCGCCGTGGTCGGTGGGACGAGGTCCGTGAGACCCAAAAGAAGGTTGGAGACACGATCCGATTGATCCACTACTCCGCCCTCATCTTCGGTCGCACCCGAACAACCCACGCAGAGCGCCACGGAAAGATCGTGACAGTTGGGGAGCAGGCAGCTTGGTACGCCTCGAACGGGAACGCGATCAACTGCCTCTGTTCCCAATCGGAGGTCGTCGTCGACGAGAATGGGGAGCCAATCTTCGGGAAGGCCCTTCTGGATCGGATGGCGAAGCAGAAAGCGGCTTTTCTGGGTCGACCTGTCGAGAAGACAACGAAGACGCCTCCTCGTCCGAAGGCTCCTCCGCCTCCGCCTCCTCCGCCTTCGACGAAGGACTATCTTGCCGCGATCGGATCGATGCCGAACTTTCGGGCCTCGGGAACAGACATTGCGTTCTCGGACGCACCTCTCCCGGCCCTTCGTGCGCTTAATGTTGGGGGCGATCTCCCCGAGTTCTCCCGCTCCTCGAAGGATCAAGCCTACCTGTCCGGAGGGAGACGGATCGAGATGGGAACAGAATTGGGGGACGTCAACAATCCGGGATACAGGCGCATATTGCGCCACGAGACTGGACACCTCGTCGATTGGCGCATTGGAAACAGGAAAGGCCGGAATGATTTCGGCAGCTGGGACGCTGTCGATGCTCTCGTCGAGGACGGACGGGAGATCGAGGCCAACCGTCTCGGGGCATTCGGCCACGATCTCCACACCCCCCCAAAAGGCAGGTCTGCCGGGAAGAGGGAGCGCGACAGCATCACCCGTCTCCTCGCCCTGAGCCGAAAGCGCACTGAGAAAGAAAGGGAGACTGCCGAAGTGATCGAGCAGGCGGTTGGCTTCGACGTAAAGAAGAACCCAAAGGCCCTCAACGATTGGATCGTGAAGGAGACAGGCTTCACAACCGATCAAGTTCGCAACGCCCTCCCCAACATCGATCGGAACGGATCGGAAGGTTGGGCGGAGTTCGCAACGGCTTGGCGCAACAGGGACGGGTACACTTTGTCGACGGGGTTGGCGAAGGAATACGGGTCGATCACGCACGCAGATCCTTGGCCGGGGGTGCAGGATGCGATCGAGGCCGCAACAGGCGCAAACCTCAAGTCCGCCTTCGGCCACGGCAAGAGCTATTACACCAAACGAAAGAAGTACGAGCAGTTCCACAAGCGGTTCAAGAATGTGACGATCGGGGGCAAGGCGACTTACGTCCACGGATTTTCGACAGGGCAAGCCTTCGCAAACTGGTTCGAGGCGTACGGATCTGGAGACGCGCTTCAATACGGGATATTCAAGCGGCTGTTCCCCCGGACGTCGGCTGCTTTCGAAGCCTTATTGGAGGAGTATTTGAATGGCTGAGACAAGACAGCAGCGCGAAAAAGAGAGGGAGAGACAGTTCTGGGTGGAGAGCGACTATTACAGCATGTTCGAGGATACGATTGACTGCCGCCTAATCCCCGCAAAGACGTTCGCGCGCCTTCCGGAGCTTATGGAGATGGCAGTGAAGCGGGGATCGATGCTGACGGACGAGGAGTTGGGGATCGAGGCTCGTCCTCCCGACGAGGTTAAAATATGAACATGGGGGCAAATTCCTTCCCAAGATCGCTCGAACCGGGTATTAATCGACGCAGCGAGCTTTTGGAATGCGAGGACGGCACATTTTGCCGCCCAAATGACGTGGTAACGGACTTATGACGGAAGGCGCGCTAAATGCCATCTCGACAAGTTGATGCGAGGGAAT